GAAAAAAATAAATGGTCACAACCAACCCAGCCACCACCTCCTCTTTTTCTTGGTGAAAAAGAGCGTGACTTGGTTAAGCAAGTTAATGATGAGTTAATCGAACGCGTCATAGGCCAAGTTATTGCATATTATCCCATTGATTTAAAGCATACCAATTTTCACCCTCTTTATAACGAGGCTATTATTAAGACGTTTTTACCCCCGGTAAAGGTTTATGCTCTAATAGAGTTTCAAGGCGAAGAGACTAGGACTGACAAATATGGTGTCGACAAAACAACAAAATTAACAATCCATTTTCATAAAAGAAGACTGACAGAAGATCAAGATTTGTTTGTGCGTGAGGGTGATTTTGTTGCTTATGGAAGTGCCTACTACGAGATTGTTGGTCTAAAAGAGCCAAAAGAGCTTTTTGGACAAGCTGATCGCAGAATAGAAATATCAGCAGAGTGCATCAAGTCCAGGGAGGGTCTGTTCGATGGCTCATAAAGGATCGATCAATGAGGATACCAGTATACGTGATATTCCCGCTTTAGATTCTAGTTTGGAAGACATAGATTTTGCTGTCTTTAATTTTATCGATGACAAGATGGATTTAAAAACTTCAACCAACAAGGGTTTTGTAAAGACTCCCGTAATTTGGTCTGGATCCGAACGTGCCCATAACATTAAAGACGATGATATAAAACGAGATAAAGATGGTATGATCATTCTCCCTGTTATTTCTATTGAGCGCGCATCAGTAAAAAAAGACGAAAAGAGCAGAGTAATTCCATACGCAATGGTCGATCCCCTGGGAGACCTTCAAGGAGGTTACTTAACCGTAAATAAAGTTATAAAACAAGACAAAACGAGTAATTTTGCTAACGCTGATGCTGCACGTCAATATGGCCAAGTTAACTATCCTAGCTATCGCGGCAAAAAAAATAAAAAAGTCGTATACCAGTCCTTATCAATTCCAATACCAATTTACGTAAGTGTTGGATATAAGATTGTATTAAGAACCGAGTATCAACAACAGATGAACGATCTGCTGACTCCTTTTATAAGAATCTCTAATGCACATAAGAGAATAATTGTAAATCACAATTCTAATAATTACGAGGCTTTTATTCAAGAGGATTATGCAATCGATAATAATATTTCAAATTATCAGAGTGATGAGCGAAAATATGAAACTACTATTGACTTGGAGGTTTTTGGTTATCTAATAGGGGACGGAAAAAACCAAAAACGCCCTCGTATTGTCGAGAGAGAGAATGCTGTGCAGATAAGATTTGCGAGAGAGAGAATCATCGTCCAAGATGAAGACGGTGAATTTAGATTTTAAAGGGTTTTGTGAATAAGCAAGACTATTTATTAAAGAAAAAGTTCATCTATTTTGAACTAGCTTGTAAATAAGGAGCAGCAATATGTCAGTCGATAAGTTTAAATTTGTTTCCCCCGGTGTCTTCATTGATGAAATTGATGAGTCTGCCGTCCCAACGTTACCAGAGAGAATGGGTCCTCTAGTTATAGGCAGGTTTCAAAAGGGCCCGGCAAATCGCCCGGTGAGAGTGGATTCTTTCAAAGATTTTGTTAGTTTGTTTGGAAACCCCGCGGCCGGGAATGCCAATGGTGACATTTGGCGTACCGGAGCAATGACCGCTCCTACATATGCTGCATATGCTGTACAAGCTTGGTTGAGAAATAACTCCCCTTGTACGGTTTTTCGTGTTCTAGGTGATGAAGCGAAAAACGCTACTGACTCAAATGCTGCAGCGAAGGCCGGCTGGAATACTGACAATTCCCATGGCTCTCTTTTAAGCGGTAAAGGTGGAGCCTTCGGTTTGCTAATTATCCCGTCTGGCAGTAAGACCACTATTCTCACTGGCACATTGGGTGCTGTGTGGTATGTGCAAGAAGGTGGTGTTGTTCTTAATGGTACTCGCCGCTCAGGTGCAACTACTACTGGTTCAGCCGGTGTTTGGATTAGCTCAACAGCCGGCACTCTAGAGTTCAAGGCCAAAATCCTCGATGGCAGCGGGCAGGTTGCAAAATCTGCTACTTTTAACTTCGATCGCGATTCAGACCAATTTATTAGAAAGGTCTTTAATACTGACCCAACCAAGACAAATACTGACGTTACTGTGAGTTCTTTACAAGAAAAATACTGGTTAGGTGAGACCTTTGAGTCTAATTTGAGAAACGGCGAAAATAGTAAATTAAAGTCTGGCGGCACTCTAGTGGCTGATGCGACCAATTATTATGGTGCAATCGTTGCTCTAGACGGGACTTTAGGTGCCGGGTTAACCTGGGCTAATCATTATCAAGTAGCCAAAGCCTCAGCCACGGGTTGGTTTATATCACAAGACCTTCGCGGTGGCGAGACTGCTAGCTTCCGACCTACCAGCCATACAGATAAGTTGTTTAAGATTCATGCCCTTGGCGGCGCAGGTCGAGCCAAGGATCCGGGCGCCGGCGAAGCTTCAAACAGAGATTTTAAGATTTCTATTATTGATATTAAACCGCCGACAGACAAGTTTAATCAATTTGGTACATTTACAGTGCTTGTGAGAGACTCTACAGATTCTGACAACAAGCCGGTTGTTTTGGAGCGTTTCTCGGATGTTAACTTAAATCCAAATTCTTTGCAATATATTGGTAAAGTGATTGGCGACAGAAACTATGATTACGACGATACCAATAAAGTAGTTCGCGAACATGGTGATAACGAGAATTTATCCAAACTAGTTCGCGTTGAGGTTTCGGATACGGTCCGTGACGGTGGCGGAAAGAATAAGCTACCTATGGGCGTGTATGGTCCCGTCGTGCCGGCCACTTCGGCTTTGACGTCCGGCTCGACACAGACTACTTTCGCTGATGGTCAAGGTAGTTTGGCTGGTGAAACTGTGCATTATCCGGCCTCCACCACTGATGAGTTAATTTTCTACGAGGCTCATACGGCCGATGGGGGGATGATAACAGCTTCTATTGAGTTCCCGACAACAAGATTGAGAGTTTCATCTTCTGAGGGGGATTTAGTTAAAGCCAATAGTGCTTACTTTGGATATAACTCATCCATCAAGGGGACTAAGAGATTTGATCAAACAAATCTTGATTTGCTCCGCGGCCAGCCGGCTGCACTTGATCCACACGCTTTAGCGTCGGATGGATCACAATACTCTTGGATCTTTACTCTTGAGGATGTGCGAGAGTCCCAGGCCGACACTTCTCATTCTTTCCACCAGTCTGGATCCCGAGCAGCAGGTAATTCCTGGTCAGCGAAATCTGGCTCATTCTATGTTCTGACTGGTTCGGAAACAGGGTTCAATAAATTCACATCACCAATGTTTGGTGGGTTTGATGGATTTGACGTCACTGAGCCCGATCCTCTTAGAAATGAATATATTGCCGATGGTGCAACAGAGGCTTCGAATAACATTTATTACAGTATTAAGAAAGCAATTGATATTGCCTCTGATTCTGATTTCTTAGAGTACGATATCGCAACAATACCTGGAATTACAAATACCAGCTTGAACACGCAATTAATTAATGCCTGTGAAGACCGCGGTGACGCCTTGGCAATTATTGACTTGAAAGGCAACTATCAACCTCCTCACGAAAACAACAAAACTGAGACAAATCGTCTGGGTTCAGTTGATGATGTAGTTACAAACAACAAGAATTTGGCTATAAACTCTAGTTACGGCTGCACGTTCTATCCGTTTGTCAAGGTTCGTGATACCTTTTCGGATAGTATGCTGTACGTACCCCCATCAGTTGTCGCCCTGGGTACTTTCTCAAGTTCGCAGCGTAAATCTGCAGTTTGGTTTGCGCCCGCGGGTTTCACGCGTGGTGGGCTAAGCGAGGGTTCCGCCGGACTTCCGGTTATTGGTGTTAGACAAAGGCTGACTTCTGAGAACAGAGACAAGCTTTATGGCGCCAACATCAATCCAATCGCTAGCTTCCCAGCAGAGGGTATTGTCATCTTTGGCCAGAAGACGCTTCAAGTTACGCCCTCCGCGCTTGATCGAATTAATGTTCGTAGGTTGTTGATTTTCCTCAAAAAGGAGATCTCTACTATCGCTTCTAGAATTCTTTTCGATCAAAATGTGCAGCAGACCTGGGATAGATTCACCGGTGAGGTACGGCCCTTCCTTGAGGGAGTGAAGGCCGGCTTAGGACTAACAGACTTTAAGATTGTTCTTGATAATACAACTACTACACCTGATTTGGTTGATAGAAACATATTGTATGCAAAGATTTTCTTGAAGCCTGCAAGAGCTATTGAGTTTATCGCTCTTGACTTTATTATTACGAGAAGTGGAGCTTCTTTTGACGATTAATATCACAAAACACTATTTACTAGGGAGAGGAGATAAAATACATGGCATTTTTTAACTTTAACGATAGAGCTTTCGAGCCGAAGAGGAAATTTAGATTTTTGGTTTCCTTTTCTACAATCCCTGATATGACTTGGATGTGCAAGACAGCGAACAAACCAAATTATGAAATGAGCGCCGTGACTGAGCACAATGTATTAAATCACACTTTCAAGTTCCCTGGTAAGATTAAGTGGCAAGATATGGATATTACATTTATCGACGCTGTTGAACCGAACGTGGGATCTAGATTTTATAATCTTTTAAGGAATTCCGGCTATGTGGAGCCAACTACTAATGAGGCTCTCCTAACCGGTATCACTAAGAATCAGACTCATTCTGCCATTGGCGAGGTTATTATCAAGCAGCTTGATGGTGGCCGAGTTATTGAAGCTCTGGATCCTGGTGTTTCTCTACCATCCGGTGTTTCGAACACTAATATTGTTGAAGAATGGACATTAAAAAATGCTTTCATCAAGGGTGTGCAATTTGGCGATTTATCTTATGAAGATGAAGGGTTGGTAGAACTCACTGTTGGTCTTACGTATGACTTTGCGTCCTATAGTTCAACCGGTCGACCTTACGTCGGTGGCTAAAAAAGAGTAAAAACAAAGAGAGGTTTAGATGAGAGATAATCAGAGGCGCACGGCGCAGCAGACAGCTGCCCAGCCTCCTCCCTCAGTTGCCACGGGGTCACCAATGACATACGCCGTGCCGACTGAGTTTGTTGAACTACCTTCAAGGGGAAAGTTCTATCCGGAGGGCCACGCGTTACAGAATCAAGAAACGGTTGAGATTAAGTATATGACAGCCAAGGAGGAAGATATTCTATCTTCCACTGCATTAATCAAGAAAGGTGTTGTTATCGATCGATTGGTGCAAAATTTGATGGTGCTTGATGTCGATCCAAGTAGTTTATTGATAGCAGATAAGTCTGCCATTATGATCGCAGCACGCATATCCAGTTATGGCAGTGATTATAAATCAAATGTAAGGTGTCAAAAATGTACAGCACACACTGATTATGATTTTGATCTTAAGAAAACAAACTTGAATCAAAATACTTTTGATGACAATTTCTTGCAACAAAAAGGAATTACGTACAATGAACAAGAGAAGGTCTTTGAAGTGGTTCTGCCTAGATCTGGTGTTGTCGTAGGGATAGAATTTCTTGATGGAAAGCGAGAGAAGATTGTTAATGATGGCATTGAGGGAGAAAACTCAGTGACTACATTGATGTCTTGTATACTGGCGTCAGTAGACGGCAAATATGATAAATTTAGCATTAATAGTTTTATTAATATGATGCCGGCTGCAGATTCACGTTTCGTTCGCCAATTATATTCAGAAATATCACCTGATATTGATTTAAAACAAGAATTTGTTTGCAGTGCTTGTGATCATAGTGTTGAAATGGAGGTGCCGCTCACCGCGGAATTTTTTTGGCCTGGATGAAGAATATATGGAGAAAGTTTATGAGCAATTTTTCGCTCTTAAATACCATGGCGGCTGGAGTTTTGTTGAGGCATATAATCTACCAGTTGGATTAAGATTATGGTTCCTTAATAAGATAAGAGAACAGTTCGAATATGAAAAAGATAACTTAAATAGTGGCTAATGATTAGTTAAAAACCCTGTGCAAGCACAGGGTTTTTTTTTGAATACTATTTATAGTATCCATAAGGAGTTTGCACACGTATGGCTGACTTACAAAAATTATTAGCTGGGTTTGACAAAGATCAAATAGAGGAGATGACTAGTCTTCTTAAGAAGTTTGCCGAAGCTAGTAAAGATTTATCAGATTCGCAGATTTTAATTACCCAGACTGCGGCAAAAAATCTGTTAAACGCAAAGGAGACCATAGAGGGTGTCACCACCAACGCCGGCGCTGATTTACAGAAACTTATTGATGAAACATCAAAGATTCAGACCGCTGCAGCTCAGGCTCGTGCTCAAGAATTAAAAGAGATCAGGGATTATGTAAAGGGTAATCAGCAATTAATCTCTGACACTATGAAGGCGTACACCAAAGACTCCAATAAACTAACAACTTCATTACAAAAAGCTTCTAAATCAACGAGACACTTAAGCAAGGAAATGCTTGAGAATGCTAGGCGCTTGAGAGAGACTGGTAAAGAATCAAGAGAATTCAGTGCCAGCGTTAGCGACATTATACCCGCCACCATCGGTGCCGGTAAGGCACTAGCGTCGTTTACATCCGGATTATCGACCACATCTATGGCTGTATTAGCTCTCACCAGTAGATTTAATTTTGATGCGCTGCAGACAAGACTCAAGACCCTAATAGTACAACTAGATGTAAACTTTCGAAATGTAATTAAAAAAGGCACGAAAGACACCGCGCGCCTGAATGACTCTTTTACTGCTGCAATTGATCCAATCACTGCAGTACGTCAAGGGTTTCTAGGCTTAGGCCAAGCCAGTGAAATGCTTACTAACGTTGGAATTACTTCTGCAGAGGCTTCTGCTGCGCTAATATCTTTGAAAGATAACGCCATGGCTTTTCGTGATGGTTTGGAGGACACATATCCGGGCATTACGGCTTATACCACTAACCTTGTTGCGGGTATGAGAAAGATTGGTATATCTACAGAGGCCTCAACTAAGGCCATCGATACTTTTGGCAAATCACTTAAAAAGACGCCAAAAATGGCTACAGATTCTGTTAAAAGATTAATCAAGATAGCTGACTCGCTAGATATCAACGTTGGTCGTGCCTTTAATGATTTTAATGCTAATATTAATACTTTTATTCAGTTTGGCGACCGTGCTGTTGATGTGTTTGCTGGTATAGAAAAACAAGCTGTGGCCACTGGTATATCAGTTGGTGATTTGGCAAAAGCAGCAGAAAAGCTAGATACGTTCAAAGGGGCTGCAACAGCTGCGCAGGGCTTTAATGCTATTTTGGGAGACACATATTT